AGCCCGCGGCGCAGCCGCAGGCCCCGGACTTCTACCGCGGCCACGTGGTGCCGCAGCCCAACTTCGCCGCCATGGGCGAGGCCAGCACCGGCCGCGAGGACCAGTGAGCAGCGCCGACCCCGAGCGCCGCGACGACGCCTGGGTGCCGGAGCACATCATGCCCCGCTCCGGCACCCCGGCCTACGTGCGCCCGGACGTCCTCGGCAGCCCCCTGGCTGACCGCGAGTACATCTGCACCATCGTGGTGCGGGTGCTCGCGGACGGCCCGGAGCACGCCATCGCCAAGCTGGGCAAGGCGGTCCCGGTGAGCTTCCGGCTGGCCGCCATCAGCGAGGCCGCGCAGCAGCCTGGCCGGGCTGCTGCGGGCGAGTGAGGCGGCGCTGCGCCTGCGGCGACCTCCGCAGCGTGCACACCCACTACCGGCAGGGCGGGCGCGCTGTGGACTGCTCGCTGTGCCCGTGCCAGCGCTACCGCTGGCGCTGGCTGCACTGGGCGCGCTGGCGGCGGTTCGCCTGGTCCCGGGGCATGCTGTGACCGCGCTGCTCGCGTTCGCCGTGGTCGCGCTGGCGCTGTCCTGCGGCTGGGAGATCGCGGCGGGCCTGCCCGAGCGGCTGGGCTGGTGGATCGCCCGGCACTTCCTGGCCCGTCTGCCCGAGCCGAGCCCCTGGCCAGCCTGGATGTGCCCCGGCGTGGCCATGCCGACCGGGCACTCGCTGACCCGCACCTACAGCAGGCCGGTCAGGCTGCTGTGGCGCTACCAGGTGAGCGACCGCTGCTGGCACTGCGACTGGACCCGGCCCTACCCTGCCGAGGGCTGGCGAGCCCGCAGGCCGAGCCCCCGCCCCGGCTGGGAGCCGCTGCCGCTGGGGCAGCAGCCGCGCTAGCCTGTGACACAGCCCCGCAGCGAGCGCGAGGGAGGCACCCATGGCCGCCGAGGTCCAGACGCACGGGGTCAGCAACGACGCGCTGCTGGCCGCCTACCAGGCCGCCGCCCAGGACGCCTGGGAGCAGGGGCACAGCACGCCGGTCAAGATCGGGAGCATCACGGTCGCCTGGATCGTGCCCTCTAAGCCCGCATCCTGACGCCCGCCCTGGTAGGCTCGCCTGTAGACACGACGACAGGAGGCAGGAATGACCAGGGCATTCTCGATCAAGCGGCGCAAGCAGGACACCCCCCGGCCCGGCGGCCAGTCCAGCCAGGCGGCTCTCCTGAGCGCGCTGGGGATCTTCTCCCACCACACCAGCCCCCACGGGGGCAGCAAGCAGACCTACATCCACCTGGCCGACCCGGCTTCCCGGCTCCAGGCCGCCGCGGCGCAGGAGTGGTCCCTGGCCACCGGCCGCCCCCTGCCCCCGCACCTGCGCGCCCGAGCCCCGCTCCAGCCCGCAGCCCCGCTGGATGTGCGCGCCAGGGCCGGGAACTACACCGGGATGCGGCGGCGCGGACCGGCGGGCATCGTGACCAGCAAGCAGCTTGCCGCGCTGCCCGCCGCCGCGCTGCTGGACGACTCCCGCCTCACCCCCCGCCAGCGCCGCCGCGCCCTGCACAAGGCCGGGGCGCACGGCGAGCGGCCCGCTGGCTGGCTCCCGGCCGCCCGGGTCGCTGAGGCGTCCCGGGTCTCCCGAGCCCGCGCCCAGCGCGCCCTGCGGCACTACTGGCGGCACGCCCCGCTCACCGCTGCCGGGCACGCCCGCCTCGCCAGCGGCCAGCCCATTCTGGCTGCGCCCGCCGTGCCCGCCTACCGCCCCGGGCTGAGGCCCCGGTGAGCCCCCGCGCCGCCTTCGCCCTCGGCGTCCTCGCCGGGGCCGCCGCGCTGCTTTCGATCTCCTGGGCCGCGGTCGCCTGGGACGCCTGGACGGCGGATCACCAGCGCCCCGGGGTGGTGTTCCCGTGAGCCCCGGGCACCGTCGCAACCTCAGGTGGTCGGTGGCCTACGAGATCGTGGTGATGGGCCTGCTGGCCTGGATTGCCGTCGCCCTCGCCTTCTACGCGATGCTCTGGCAGGCGCTGGTCTGCTGGGCCGCCTTCGCGGTGGCCGGGGCCGACGTGCTGGTCACGCTGCGCCGGATCAGGGAGGCGGGGTGGCCGCGGTGGCGGGTCCGCTGATCCCGGCGCGGGTGCCGCCGCTGCCTGACCGGCTGCACAGCCTGCTGCTCACCCTGCCGCTGCACCGGACGGTGACCGTGGCCCAGTTGCACGGCTGGCTGTCGGTGCCCGAGGACCGCAAGGCCGTGGAGCAGGCCCTGGCCTCGCTCGCCCAGCGCGGCCTGGCGAGGCGCTGGCCGGGCCGCAAGCCCGCGGCGGACCAGTGGAGCAGGCCGTGATCGCCCGCTGGGCGCTCCAGGCCGCCGCCGCTGCCGCCCTGCTCGCCTTCATCGCCATCGCGTCCTGGCAGCTTGGCCTGCTCGGCGGCATGCTGGCCGTGCTGCTGCTGCACCGGACCGGGGTGCTCTAGATGCGGCTGACCGGCGAGCCCCCGGCGGACCAGTTCCCGGCTGAGCCCGCCGCCGACGCCCGCCGGGCGCTGGAGCAGGTGCTGGCCCGGGGCCGGGCGTTCTTCACCGCCGATGAGCAGGCGGCCTTCTACCGGGTCCAGCGCGCCCTGGCCGACGCCGCCCGGGAAGCGGGCGCGCTGTGATCCGCCGCATCAACGTCGTCTACCCGGCCCTGCCTGCGTCCGACCCCAAGGCCCTGCCGGAGTTCCTGCGCGAGCTTGCCGCGGCGGTCGATGCGGCTGCCATCCCCGGCTCGGAATCGGTCACCTGGCTGTGCATCGCGGGCAACCCGGTGTGCGCGATCGTGCCGCTGGACGTGGCCCAGGCGGCGGAGCGGCACTACGCCGAGCAGGCCGACAGCGCCGCCTACGAGCGCTCCCGCGAGGCGGGCCGGGAATGATCAGCGTCGTGGTCACCTGGATGGACGCGCGGCAGGAAACCTACCGCTGCGGCGAGGCCAGGGCCGGGACCGATGGGGTGCTGCGGCTGTACCAGCCCCGCTACCCGGACACGGGCGAGCCGTTCCGGGCCATCCCGCTGGCCAACGTGCGGATCTGGACCGAAGATGAGTGACGCTGACCGCCCCGACCCCCTGGCCGAGCCGGAGCACTGGGCCGCCAGCCGCCAGGCCCCGCAAGGCCCGGACCTGAGCGTCTGCGCGCACATCCACCCCGGGCCGCACCCGGAGGATCATCACTGTGACACGCCGCCGGGCGTGATCCTCTGGATGGGCTGCACCCGGGGCGAGCACGCCGGGCCGCTGGCGTTCTGCGCGCACCACGCCGGGGAGTTCGGCCGGGCCAGGCACCTGGTGCACTGCGCCCAGTGCGGCGGCGGGGTGACGATCATGAAGGTGACCTCGATGGACGGGCACTCGACCGTGGCCTACCCGGAGGACCCCGGCCCGCCGCCGGATCTGTGGCGGCGGGCGGTGCCGGACAGCCCGCAGGCGTAGTAGCCTGCCGCCATGGCGGGGATAGTCATTCTGCAAGGCCCGAACGCCCCGGCCGACGCGCCGATGGGGCTGTGCGCGGTCTGCACGGCGATCGGCAAGTGGATGGCCATCGCGGCCATCAAGGCCGAGATCGAGAAGCACGAGCGGTCCGGCCAGGGCGTCCAGCGGTGGGTGCTGTCGATCCCGAAGGAATACCTCCAGCGCGGGGTGACCCTCGGCGTGGTGCCCTCGATGCAGGCGGCGCTGCCGGTGTGCTGGTCGCACATGCTGGCGCTCCAGCCGACCGCCGGGGGGATCATCCCGGCGCAGGGCATGCCGCCGGGCCTGGACGGCGGGCGGAACATCCCGCTGCTCGGCGGCGGCCAGTGAGCGGGGCACCGCCGCAGCCCGCCTCCCCCTCAGCCGGGAAGGTCACCGGCCGGTCCTACGGCCCGTACACCGCGCTGGTGATGGGCTGGCACGACGGCGACACCGCGCACCTGGACGTGGACCTCGGCTTCGGCCTGGTGCTCGGCCTGTCCTGCCGGTGCTTCGGCATCAACGCGCCCGAGCTTGCCACGCCGCAAGGCCCCCCGGCCCGGGACGCCGCGCTGGCCCTGGCCCCGCCCGGCACGATGGTCATGGTGGTCAGCCACGGCTGGGACAAGTACGGCGGCCGGTTCCTGGGGGAGATCACGCTGAGCCACGGCCGCAGCTTCGCGGAGGAAATGATCTCCGGCGGCCACGCCAAGCCCTACTTCGGCAAGGGTCCCAAGCCGGTCTGACCCCCGGACCGCAGGCCAGGGTGCTCCGAGCGAAGCCCTGGCCTGCGGCTTTATCCGCAGAGCCTGACAAGGCCCTGCGGGCCTGTTAGGTTGCGGTGGTTGGGCGTGTGACACCCCAGTTGCGCCAACATCCTGGGAGATCACCCGCGTGCTCCGAGCAAAGGATAGCCTTGCGCCCCCTGCTTCGACGGGCCGCGCTGGTCACGGTTTGCGCATTGTTCGCCGCGCTGATCGCTGCCGGTCCTGCCTCCGCCCGCACCAGCCCCGCCCGTGCTCCAGCCGCCGCCCCGCCGGGCGGCGTTTTGGTTGACCCGCACCCGCATCTGCTGGCCAAGACCTACACCGCCCCCATGATCATCGTCCGGCACGGCGACACCCTCTCGGTGATCGCCCGCCGGGCCTGTCACCACGCCAGCTTCTGGCCCGAGCTATGGTGGGCCAACAGGCACCGGGTGCATAACCCGGACCTGATCACTCCTGGTGAAAGGCTGCGCGTCCCCGCTTGCGCCCCCGTCAGGCGCGGTCACGCAGCCGCGGCGCTGGCGGCGATCCCCAAGCCGCCGCCAGTGCCCGCCCCGGTGGCTGCCGCCGCTGTCTCGGCCTCCCCCCCGCCGAGCGCGGCGGCAGCCTCCACCGGCATCTACTCGGGCAGCAGCTACTGTCAGGCGCACATCATCGCGGATGAGTCCGGCGGCAACCCGGGCGCGGTCAACCCCACATCCGGCGCGGGCGGCCTGTACCAGTTCCTGCCGTCCACCTGGGCGGCGCTGGGCCACTCCGGGCTGCCGCAGAACGCCTCGGTGGCCGAGCAGAACCAGGCGTACTACCAGCAGGTGGCGCTGTCCGGCTACTCGGCCTGGGCGGCCAGCGGCGGGTGCTGATTCTCACCGCCGCGGCTGCCGCCCCGGTGGCCGCTGGTGTCCTGTGGATCATCTGCGGTGTCCTCGCGGACAAGGCGGCCGACGCCGAGTGGCGGTCGATCGACCGCGCCCACTTTGCCACCGGCAGGGACGTGCTTGATGCGCTGTCGAGGGAGCTTCGCGCCCGGGAAGCCCGGCTAATCACCCGGCGGGGGTCCTGACTGCGCTGCGTAAGTACAGGTAGTGTCACGCGGGAGCCGGTCCTGTTGACTAGCCAGCAGCGGGGTGATGACGGTGACCGAGCCTGGTCCAGACGTGCCACCGGACGCTACAGTCCCGTCAGAACCACCAGCGGCCCCGGCTCCAGAAGCCCCGCCGCCAGATGGTCCGCCAGCAGAGCCCGCACCCCCGGATCAGCCCCCGGCAGAAGCTCCGCCACCCGAGCCCGCACCGCCTGACGCAGGTGCGCCTCTGCCGCCTCCCGGTCAGCCTGCTCCCGCGGAACCGCCCGCACCGGGCACTGAGCCGAGCCCCGGCGAGCTTCCACCGGACCTCACCCCTCCCGGCTCGGAGGTCCCGGGGCCGCCCCCGGATCAGAGCCTGCCGGTGCCGGAGGGTCCGGGCGAGCCCACGATCCCGCCCCCGCCGCTGGACCTGCCCCCGCAGCCACCCGACGCAGGGCCTCCGCCAGACGTAGTGCCTCCGCCGGATCAGCCCCCGCCCGGAGTTCCGCCTGATCAGCCAGTGCCGCCAGACGCCCCCGCTCCGCCGGATCAGCCTGCTCCAGAGCCGCCACCATCAGGGCCAGCCCCGGGTGAGCCACCAGCAGAGCCTCCGCCAGCACCTGAGCCTCCGCCCGCTGAGCCCGTTCCAGAGCCGCCACCTACGGAGCCTCCGCCCGCGGAGCCTTCCCCGGCGGAACCTCCGCCGCCGGAGCCTCCCCCGGCTGAGCCCGTGCCCGAGCCTGCGCCGCCTGAGCCTGCGCCAGAGCCTCCCGCAGAGCCCGTGCCGCCGGAGCCTCCTGCTGAGCCGCCGCCAGCAGAGCCCCCAGCCCCCGAGCCCGCTCCTGAGCCGCCCGCTCCAGAGCCGCCGCCAGCGGAGCCAGCCCCCGGGCCACCTGCCGAGCCCACGCCGCCAGAGCCTCCCCCAGTTCCTGAGCAGCCGCCGCCACCCGGGCCGACGCCTGCTCCAGAGCCACCTGCCGAGCCCGTGCCCGAGCCTCCGCCAGCGCCTGAGCCTCCGGCCCCGGAGCCTCCTGCCGAGCCAGCGCCGCCCCCAGCGGAGCCAGTGCCGCCCGAGCCTGAGCCCCCGCCTGCTCCAGAGCCCGAGCCACCGCCAGCGCCTGAGCCCGCGCCGGAGCCGACCCCGGAGCCGCCGTCAGAGCCTGCACCACCTGAGCCGCCAGCGACCCCGGAGCCGGAGCCTGTCCCGCCTGCTGAGCCTGTCCCATCCGAGCCTCCCGCTCCCGAGCCTGCGCCCGAGCCCCCAGCGCCCGAGCCGCCTGCTCCCGAGCCTGCCCCCGAGCCGCCGCCGGAGCAACCACCGGAGCCACCCGTGACCGAGCCGCCTGCGCCCCCCGAGCCCGCGCCGCCGGAGCCAGCCCCACCCGCGCCGCCGGAGCCCCCGGCCCCCGAGCCGCCCGCGCCACCGGCCCCTGAGCCGGAGCCCGAGCCCGCGCCGCCGCCGGTAGCCCCGCCCGGCGAGCCGCCGCCGCCGGACACCCCGCCGGAGAGCCCGCCGCTGCCCAGCCCCGAGCCCGCGCAGCCGTTCCCCCCGGCCGCGCCGCCCGACACGCCGGTCAGCGATGCGACCGCCAACGAGAACCCGGTGCTGCCGCACTCCGCCACGGCGGGCGCGGCCAGGGCACACGCCGCGTTCAGCGTGGTGATCGACCTGGCCACCGACCCCGAGGACCCCGCTGCCGCGCTCGCGCAGATCATCGCCTTCATGGAGGCGATGCTGACCGACGTGGGCAGGTTCGTCCCGGCCGCGATGCAGCAGACGGCCGCCGACCAGGTACAGGTGGTGGCTGACCAGTCTGCACAGTGAGACGTGGGCAGTGCCCTGGACTGCTGGCTAACAGCGGGGACCAGCAGCCGGGGCGCTGCCCGCACCTAGCGGGGTTACACCCATGGAGCGCTTGCTGCCCGGGTCCGGGCCGCTGATCTGCCAGGGCTTCGGCCTTGACGGCCAGCCGTGCACCCATCACGAGATCGACGGGCTGGGCTACTGCTTCTCCCACATGCCCGACGACCTGCTGGACGAGGCCGAGGACATCACCGGAGCCCGGCGCTGCCGCAAGCGGTTCGGTGAGCCGGATGCCTGCCACCAGTTCGCGGTCGCGGGCACCGACCCGCCGCTATGCAAGAACCACGGCGCGAACGGCGGCAGCAGCATCAGCCAGAAGGCCGCGGCCAGGGTGGTGGACGGCCGGGTCACCGACAGGATGGCGGCGATCATGAGCGACCACGGCGAGGCGCTGATGAAGCCCAGCCCGATCGGGGACCCGCTGTCCGAACTGCTGGACGTCGCCGCGGAGATCCGCACCTGGAAGGAGGTCATGCGCGGCGTGGTGGCCGACCTGTTGTCCCGGCAGGCCATCCGGTACACCGCCCGCGCCTACGGCGAGCAGTTGCGGGCCGAGGTTCTGCTGTACGAGCGGGCGCTGGAGCGGCTGGCCGCGATCTTGGTCCAGGTCGGCAAGCTCGGCATCGAGCGCAAGCTGGCGCAGATCGAGATAGACCAGGCGGCCAGGGTGGACCGGGCGCTGACCGCGGCGCTGACCGCGACCGGCGTGGGCCTGGTGGAGCAGCAGAAGGCCCGCGCCGTGCTGGCCCGGGAACTGATGAAGGCGGGCTAGCCATGGCCTGGTGGGCGATCGTGCTGCTGTGCCTCGGCTCGGCCGTGGTCGGCGGCGTCGTCGGCTACTGCATCGCGCTGGCCCAGGTCGGCTCGGGACTGTGGCAGTGAGCTTCACCGACGTCCTGGAGCGGGTCGGCAAGTCCTACAGCGGCGAGCCGACCGACCCGCGGCTGCGCTGGCGGATGGGTGACAAGGACGGCAAGAAGGCCCGCCCGGAGCAGTTGCTGCCCCCGATCTCAGACCCCTGGCGGGTGGTCTACTTCCAGGGCGGCCGTGGCTCGGGCAAGACCCGGGCGGGCGCGCAGGGGCTGGCTGACTGGGTGCTGGACGACACCGATGGCGAGGGCGAGTACGGGATCGTGGCCCCGACCTACGCCGACGCCTGGACCAAGTGCGTGGAGGGCAAGAGCGGGCTGCTGCGGGCGCTCGGGACCTCGATGGCCGAGGTCCGCGACCACCGGTCCAAGACCGTCAAGCACGCCTGGCGCACCTACGGCCAGGTGATCTTGCACAACGGCATCGTGATCTACGCCGACTCCGCGGCCGAGGGCGGGCTGCGCATCCAGGGCCGCAACCTCAAGGGTGCCTGGTGCGACGAAGTGGGCCTGTGGGAGAAGTGGGAGACGACCTGGCAGGAGTCGCTGCGGTACGCGGTCCGCGACGGCATCAGCAAGATCATCGCCACCGGCACGCCGAAAGCCAGCCGCCCGGCGCGCAAGCTGGTCCGGGCGCTGATCCGCAACGACCCCGGCGAGGGCGGGGTGGTCGTCCGCAAGCTGCGCACGGTGGACAACGCGGCCAACCTGTCCGATGAGTTCCTGCGGGCGGTCATCGGCGCGGCGCAGGGCACCCGGCTGGAGCGCCAGGAGCTTGAGGGCGACCTGCTGGACGACGTGGCCAACGCGCTGTGGACCCGGGACCTGCTGGACTCGATCCGCATCGACTACCTGCCCGACCAGGTGCGCGAGATCAAGATCGGGGTGGACCCCAGCGACGGCGGCGAAACCTCCGATGAGCAGGCATACACCGCGGTCGCGCTCGGGATGGTAGAGGACCCCCACCCGCTGTACGTGCTGGAGAACTGGGGTGGCCAGTGCGCCCCGGTCCCGTTCGCCCAGCAGGTGATCCGCCGCGCCCTGACGCTGGGCGAGGTCCACAACTGCAAGGTGGAACTGATCATCGAGAAGAACCACGGCGGGGCCTGGCTCAAGGCCACGTTTGAGCAGGTCATGAAGTCGATGAAGCTCCGCGTGCCGTACCGGGTGATCCACGCCAGCCAGGCCAAGCGGGTCCGCGCCGAGCCGGTGTCGGCGCTGTACGAGCAGGGCGGCGGCCGGGTCCGGCACTGCCACATCGCCCGCTACCAGGAATACGACCGGCAGGGCGGGCCGCACCGCATCCCCGACAAGGACATGCCCGAATTGGAGGATCAGATGGCGACGTTCACGGGCGCGCAGGGCGAGCGGAGCCCGGACCGTCTCGACTCGCTGGTGTGGGCGCTGAGCCCCTACCTGCGGCATTCGTTTGGCCCGCCCGGTCAGCATGGGGCCAAGAAGTGGGCACTCGCCCGTGAGGTCGATGAACTGGCTGAGCCACCGATTGAACGCGCCAGGCGCAGACTAGCTCAGGCACACGGGGGTGCGTACAGTAGCGATCAGCGATGGTCCCTGGAGTCCTTCGCCCCCGCTGATGCACCGGACGCCGAGCCCGACAACGGAGCCCGGCCCAACGTCAGGAGTTGGCGTTGATCAGCGGGACTGGCGAGCACGGCGCTTTGCCTCGTTCTTGCACGCTCGGCACTTCCGGTGCTGTCGCCCGTTCTTGCCAGTCACCCACCGGAGGGTGGCGGTTGTGTACTCATGGCCGTTCCCGCAGCAGGGCTCGGTTTGCCGGGCTCCGAGGTAGGTCCCGTCATAAGCTGCATGGCAAGGCTTACAGAGCGGCACGTAATCAGCCCACGGGTCCTCGCCCGTCTCGCCGTGGACAGTGGCCCAGTCATGGGCCTGGGCGGGGCACCGGACACACTGATGGGCGCTGGCTGAGCCGCGGGCTCGCTTCACTCGGCCGTGCCGGGACCAGTAATCGGGTGCTCTGTCTGTCGTCATCATCCGTTCCTTCTGCCTGTACTTACATCATACCGGGGAAAGGGGGTGATGCCGATGTCGTCACGTGACTCTGCCCCTGCCGGGCAGTTGGTCCAATTCCCTGACCTCAAGCCAAAGACGCGCCGAGAATTGCTCGGAACCGAGCTTGGCACTCAGTTCGACATTGGAGAGCGGCTATTCGCGTTCTTCGGGGGCGGGGACGTGTTCGACTATTAGTGTGGCGACTGGACCGCCCGGGAAATGAAAGACATGTTCCGCCGGGATGGTATCTGCTCGGCGGTCGAAATGGTGCTGACCCTCCCTATCCGCGAGGCGGACTATTTCATCAACCCCGCCAAGGGCGATAAAGGCGAAGCTGAGTTTGTCAATTCGGTGCTGATGACCCCGGACATTACCGGCGGGATGAGCACGCCCATTCAGCAGTTCGTCGGCCAGGTCACCAGCGCCCAGGTCTACCGCCGGTCGTTCTTCGAGAAGGTATGGGACATCCGCCCCGACGACGGCAAGGTGATCCTGACCAAGGTCGCGTTCCGCCCGATCGCCACCTGCCAGGCCCGGTACAACGCCAAGACCGGGGCGCGCAACGGGTTCCGCCAGCAGATCTGGCTGGCGGGCGGCAACATCGGCATGAGCCGCGGCGGCAAGCTGCCCGGCTACGTGGACATCCCGCACGTCAGGTCGTTCATCCACACCAACGGCAAGCACCGCGAGCCGCTGTCCGGCACCAGCGAAATGGACATCTGTTACTGGTGTTACCAGACTAAGCTCAAGTTGCTCTACTTGTGGTATCACTTCCTGGAGAATCAGGCACTGCCCCGCACGATCGTCTACGGCAACGACCAGCCCGAGGCCAACCAGCGCGCCGACGACATCGCCAGCCTCAAGTCCTCCGGCGTGGTCGGCCTGGTCCACCCCGGCGACGGCCAGAAGTCCTTTGACGTGCTGGAATCGACCGGCGGGCCGAGTGAAATGTTCGAGAAGGCCATGGGCTGGCTGGAGTCCTGGCAGACGCACAGCGTGCTGGCGGGGTTCATGGCCCTGACCGGCTCGGCAACCGGCGGGCGGGGTTCCTACGCGCTGTCCCAGGACCAGTCCAGCTTCTACCTCAAGTCCCGGCAGGCCGTGGCCAAGGAGATCGCGGAGTCGATCACCTACGACCTGATCAGGCCCCTGGTAGTGCTCAACTTCGGCACCAAGGCCGCGCTGCCCACCTGGAAGTTCGGCCCGCTCCAGGATGAGCAGGCCCAGGCGCTGCTGACGATGTTCCAGACCCTGGCCGCCGCCCCGGCGCTGCACATCCCGCTCCAGATCCTGGACCTGATCACCGAGCGGATGGCCTCGATCCTGCAACTGGACATCGACCAGGTGCACGCCGCGCTCAAGTCCACCGCCAACCAGCGCGCCGAGCAGCTTGCCGCGGCAGCACCGCCCGGCATGCCGCCGCAGGCTGCGGGCCAGCTAGGCGCGCTGAACGGGATGGCCGGTGCTGCGGCCGGGATGTTGCAGCGCGCCCAGGCGGGGCAGCCCCCGTTGCGTCCTTCGGGGGCTGTCCCACCCGCGCCGGGGCGGCCAGCACCGCCGCCCCGGCCGCCAGCCAAACCGCCGATGACCCCGCCCCCAGGAAGGATGGGCTGATCATGGCAGTAGGCCCGTTTGAGACGAAGGCAGTGGCTGCCCCGTCAGCCACCCTGGTGTTCGGCTACCTGTCCGGTCTGCTGATCGAGGTAGTGCCCTGGCTCAAGGACAACCTCACCGCTGACCAGCAGCAGAATCTGCCGATCGTGCTGGCGTTCCTGGCGTCCCTGTTGGCCGCCTATCTTGCGCCGCACACCCACCGGCCGGACCTGATGGAGCCGGTGACGGCTACGCCACAGGAGATCACCGACGTGCCGCTGCCCGAGTCCGAGCAGCCCCGGCCACACGTGTGACCCAGCCTGCCCCGGCGCAGCAGCCACCCAGTAATCAGCAGGCCGTCCTGGCTGCTGCCAGCGTGCTGGCCACCGCGGCGACCGTGGCCGAGGCGGCGGCCATCCTCGGCCCGTTCTTCGCCGGGCTCAAGATCCGCTCGGCAGCGCTGCACGCCGCGCTGACCGTGGTCATGGAACGGCCGCCGGACCGGACCGGCTTCTACGGCCCGGCCACCGCGCAGACCGCCCGGCTCAACCTGATCCGCCGGTCCCAGTTCATGGTCAACTCGGCCCGCCGGTTCAACGAAACCCTGGCCCGGGTCGCGGCGGGCGGGGCCGACCCGCGGGAGATCTTCGAGCAGATGGCCGCCGAGCGGCGCTACTACGGCATGCACCAGGAGGCGGTGTGGAACCGGATGCAGGCCGCCGCCGTGGTGGACTCCCGGGTGATGGACTACGGGCCGCTGCTCGGCTGGTACTCGGTGAACGACCGGCGCACATCACCTGAATGCCGCCGGGCGCACCGGCACAACTTCCGCGCCGACGACATGCCTCCGATCGGCTTCCCCGGAGCGGTCCACCCGCACTGCCGCTGCTGGCCAGGCCCGCCGATACCCGGCGCTCCGCTGCTGGGCGGCGGCCAGCGGCTGCCCACCCGGATGTCCAAGCGGGCCGCCCGCAAGCTGGAGCCCGTCTAGCCACCTGTCACACAGCCTGCTACCGTGGCCTGCGTGCCGGGGAGATACCTGATCATCGACCTAGAGGCCGAGCCGCCTGCGGTTGCCAACACCGATGACGTCCTCCCCCAAGTGATCTTGGACGCACTAGCCGCAATCGACGCGAAGTTGGGGATGATCATGACCAGCATGGCAGAGGGCCAGGCACAGATCCAGAACCTTGCCGATGGGATGAACGCGGTAGCCACGCACGTGACCTCGGCACAGACGATGCTGGCCGACTGGATCGCGGCCAACCAGTCCGCCCCGCTGGACTTCACCCCGGCGCTGAACGCGCTGGCGTCGGTCCAGGCCGCCGCGGGCACCCTGGACGGCCTGGTGCCGCAGGCCCCGAGCGACCCGATCCAGCCGATCCCCCTGCCCCCGGACCCCGCGCCGGACCCCGCCACGCCGGTCACCGATCCGGCCACGCCGGACCCTTCTCTGCCCCCGGGCGGCGACGTCGGCACCGCCACTGACCCCACCACCACGCCCCCGGACGTTCCGCCAGCAGAGCCAGCCCCTTTGTAGTTCAGGCCACACGGGCCATACTGGACTGGTTCCGAGGGCTGTTCTCCCCGCGCTAGCCCTGGCGTGAGAGCGGGGTGCGCCCATGGCGCGGCTGGCTGCGACCGGCGAGCACAAGGCCAAGGCCGCACGGCAGATGCGCGTCACCGCGGCCAGGCTGGACGCCGACCACCCGGAAATGATGGCCGGGGACCACTTGCGCGATGCTGCCCTGGTGCTGGAGCGCGGGTCCACCGATGGAGCCAAGCGGCACCTGGACGCCGCGATGTTCATGCTCACCCCGCAGTCCCTGATCCGGCACGGAATCCGCGACGACGACGGGCATGCCGACGCCAAGCACCTGATGCACACGATCAACCGGCACCGGCTGCACGTGGAGGACATCGAGGACATCCACGCCCGCAACGACCGGCTGCGGACCCTGGCCCGAGCCCGGCGCGGCGAGGCCCCCACCGACGACGACGAGATCAGCGAGGCCCGGCTGGTCGCCGCCGCCAATGCTGACAGCCTGGCTATCCTGCTGGCCGGACCCAAGGGCTACGTGCACGGCTGGATCAAGGCCACCGACGCTGAGCACCTGCACGGCATGCAGGTCACCGGGGCAGTCAATGCCGACGATGAGCGCACCGTCATCGGCATCTATCAGCACGACGCCGGGGTAGTGGTCCCCCGGCACGGCCGGGCTGTCCGGGTCACCCACGTCCGGCACGTCACCACCGAGGACCAGGTGGCCGCCCAGCGCAGGCAGCAGCGGAAGGCCGCGGGCCTGCTGGGCACCTACCGGGCCGCCTACGGCATCGCCGGGGACTGGCCGGGCGTGGAACTGTCCGCCCGCACCCCGTTCCTGGCCCGCACCCCCTCGCCGCGGGGCCGCCCCGGCGGGCCGGGCCTGTACGGCGTCAAGGGCATGGGCCACACCCCGTACATGCAGCAGGTGGTCCGCGCGCTGATCGAGGAACGCGGCATGCCGCCCAAGAAGGCGTACGGTATCGCCAGGGCCGCGATCCGCAAGTGGGCCGCCCGGTCCCGGCACCCCGAGGTCCGGGCCGCGGCCGGGGCCGCCGAGGCCGGGGAGATCGCCCGGCAGGGCCGGGCCAGGATGTCCCACGCCAACGACTGGGCCGTGGCCGACGCCCTGGTGGAGCTTGCCTGCGGCACGTCACAGGTCATTGAGCTTTTCAATCCGTATCATGCACCGCCTGGAACAGGTGGCGGCCAGTTCACCACGGCCAGCGGCGCGGGCCAGGGCGCGGGCAAACAGCAGGGCGGCCGGGCTGCCAAGCGGCGGCAACTGGTCCGGCAAATCGCCAGCCTGCACCGGCAGATCGCCGCGCTGCGGGCGCAATTGCCAGCCACCCACCGCGGGCCATCCCGTACCGGTAAATCGCGTAGTTCAGCCCCGGCCAAGCGCGGCGCGGGTGCGACCTCGGCGCAGCAGGCCCGGCAGGGCAAGCCGCAATCGGCCAAGGTGGCCGCCCGCAAGACCGCCTCGGTGGCCACGATCCACGCCAAGATTGCCGCGCTGCGCGCCGAGCTACAGGCCGACATCGCCGCGCTGAGGAAGCTCACGTGACGACACCGATGGCCGATGTGCTCGGCTACGGCTGGGCGATCGAACTGGGCAACCCGGCCTGGATGCACGAGCGGCGGGTTCCCAAGGGCATGCCGAACGCCGGGGAGTGGGTACACACCCCCGGCGACGTGGCGATGGGTGGCCTGGCCAAGCCCGGCCCGGTCGGCAGCGTCAGGCGCTACGTGGTGCCCGACCCCAAGCGGCTGTTCACCCGCTCCGGTCACCGCAACCCGGCCGATCATCCGTTCTGGCGGGCGCACCCGGTCACCCCGGAGAACATCCTGGCCGCCTACGACGCGGCCGACGATGGCACCAAGATGCAGGGCCGCCGCTGGTATCGGCAGGTGCACGACATCGCCAAGTACATCGGGGCCGGGGACCCGGAGAAGGGCGGCATCCTGCTGTCCACCTACAGCCCGAAGAACGTCTGGCCAGCCAACATGTTCAACGCCGCCGAGTCGGTGCGGCGCGGCAAGCCGATCGGCCCCGGCGAGGGGTCGTTCGTCACGACCGAAATGGCGGCCAAGGCCCAGCGGGCGATGGACGGCGAGGGCATCGACGTGCTGATGATCACTGCCAAGACGCACAGCTTCGGCGCGCTGATCAAGAACGGCGACGATGTTGAGGAAGATCCCTACGGGCATGTGGTGATCGACACCCACGCGGTGAACGTGGCCGCGGGCGGCACCGTCCGCGGCAAGCTCGCGGAGAAGGCCCCGATCGGGGACCAGCGGATGCACGAGTACGTGGCCGACCAGTACCGCGAGGCGGCCAAGCGGATCAGCGAGCGCGAGGGCGTGCTGATGAAGCCGCACGAGCTACAGGCGATCACCTGGCTGGTGCAGCAGCGGGCCAACCAGGCCCTGGACGCCTACAACGCCGAGCACGGTCTGGTCACCCCGCAGGAGAAGGCCACCGCCAAGGGTCGGGCCACGATGACGGCCAACTGGTGGAAGCGCTGGGTGGCCTACGCCGACACGCACAACATCCCGCTGGAATCCGGGGTGTCCGGCCTGGCCATGATGATCCCGCACGACATGGTGATCGAACTGGCTGACGACTCGATCGGCGCGCAGCTACTGGGGCCGCCCCCTTTTTCCCTGGCCTAGCCGCTCAGGCGCTGGACCTGGCCTACAACCCGGCCGAGCCCCGCGGGCCAGACGGCCGGTGGATCAAGGGAGCCGGGAGCCTGGCGGAGCAACTGGGTCTGCGGGAGACGGCCTACCAGCAGGTGAAGGCCGCCCGAGTGGGCCGCCGAGCCGCCGGGCAGCGCGAGTACCCGGTGATCGGACCCGAGCACGCCCGCGGCAACAGCAGGCCGGTCAGCCACGATGAGTTCCAGGAACTGGCCCGCCGCGGCAACTCCTGGATCGACCAGGCCAAGAACCACCGGCAGCCGTTGACGGGCCTGGACGGGCCGCGCTGGCAGGCGGTGAAGGCCCGCGCCTACGCCGAGGCCCGCAAGTCCTGGGGCGGCGAGACGATCGACACCGACACCGGGGAACCGCTGCCGCAGGGAGCGGACCTGTACGCGCTGTCGGTCAAGCCCCGCGGCATGGTCACCGTCAGCATCCCCGAGCACGCCGACGAAGCCGAGTTCGGCGCGGCAATGGACCGCGCCAGGGAACTGTTCCGCCCGGCGCTGGAGCGGCGCGGCTTCTACCTTGGCGTGTTCCACGACGACGACCTGGGCCGCATCGACATCGACCCGGTGGCCATCGTGGACAGCCTGGAATTGGTGGAGCAGGTGGGGAGTTATACCAGGGCGGTAGGCGGCGCGTACCACTTCAAGAGCGGAGACGGTTTCTGGCCCCCGCACGTGGCAGAAGGCGCAGGTATGGCAAACGACGACGATCAGGTCCACTTCGAGCACGGCTATCCCCAGTGGCATTCACAGGCTGTGGACATCCAGGACCCCGAGCCGGACGACACCCCGGACGGCGACTGACTAGCCGCGCCGCTGTAAGTACACCTACGATCAGCGCATAACGGCACGGACCCCGCTTTGCGTGCCGGTCATTTCTGACCGGAAGGCGCAGCGGGGATGGTTGCCGAACTGGCTCAGCGGCACGAGCCGGTAGACCCCAAGATCAAGCTCGGCACGGGCGGGCGCTTCAAGAAACTCAAGGCCAGGCTGGCCGCCCGCGGTGCCCGCAACCCCGGCGCGCTGGCCGCCTACATCGGCCGCCGGGCCTACGGCAAGAAGCGCTTTGCCCAGCTAGGGGCCAGGGGCCGCGCCCACGCGCATGCCGCCGACCCGGGCGAGTACATCGACCTGGTTGGCCCCAAGGGCTACACGCACGGCTGGGTCTACCACGGGGTCGGGCGGCCCGGTCACGGCGCAGCCGTCCACACCCGGCGGATGTCCGCCGCCGCTGCCCGCCGCGAGGGCGGCAGTACCCGGGTCGGCGCGCGGCTCACCATGTCCGAGGCGGCCAACCGGGCCAGCAGCAAGCTGTCCGGCCGCCGGGCGTCGGACTACCAGCACCTGGGGGCTGCGCGGCTGCACGCCGCCGCCTCCCGGCAGGCCGGGATCAGCGCCACGGCCAAGGCCCATCACGCCCGGATGGCTGCGATGCACCGCGGCATCGCCGGGCGCACCCCCGGCAAGGGCACTGCGGCCGAGCGGAAGCGCCCGCCGCCTGGACCGGCCGCGCTGCGCCCCGGCGAAACCAGGACTGCCGGACCGGGCAAGGCCCAAGGCCCGAGCATCGGCCTGCTGGGCAAGGCCGCGGCGGGCACCCACCGGCTGCCCAAGGGCAGCGAGGCGCTGACCAAGCAGGGCCGGGCCAAGGCATACGAGGCCGGGCACGCGCTGCCCCCGCCGAGCCCCGGCAGCCCGCACGGCTACCCGATCACCAGCCCCAGTTCCTGGGAGGACGCCCGGCGGGCGGTCGGCCGGGTCGGGTCGCCAGCGCGGCGCGAGCAACTGAGGCAGCTACTGCGCCGCACCGCCGCCCAGTACGGCAAGACCAAGGCGCTCCAGAAGTCCTGGGCCGCCTCCAACATCGGCCGCCTCGCCCTGGAGCTTGCCGTGGCAGAGCAGACCTTCCCCATCACCGGCCCGCTGGATCTGATCATCACCCGGGACGCCGAGGACGGCAGCGCCGTGGTCCGGCACCGCCGCGGCGGCGGCGAGGTCGGCCGCATCCGGCACAGTGACGACGGCCAGTGGCGGGCTGCCCGGGACGGCAAGGATCTGAGCCCGCACCCCCGCCAGCGCGGCGCGCTGCTGGAGTTGATCGGCGCGCACAACCACGCCGCCCCGTCTCCCTACCGGCGGCAGGCCGCCCAGGCTGCTGCTGCGCCACCGATCCAGCCCAAGCCGGTCCAGACCGACCTGATGAAGGCGTACGGCATCCCCGCCACCACCAGCCTGGCCGCAGCCACCCCGACCGGCAGCGCATCGGACGGCCCCCGGGTCACCACCGGGCTCGGCCCCCGCGGCCAGACGATCTACAAGAAACTCCGCGGCCGGGGCTTCCCGCACGAGCGGGCGCACAGCTTCGCCCGCCGGGCCGAGCGGAAGGCTGCCGGGTGAGCCTCGCGCTGCTCACCCCGTTCACTGCCGGGCCAGCCACCCGGGCGGGCAGCAAGTGGCGCAAGAAACTGCTGCCCATCGGGGAGATCAACTACAAGGGCCGGGTGCTCAAGTTCACCCACGACTACCTGGCCGGGCTGGTCCAGTCGTTCAAGGAACGGGCCTACGACCAGGTGCCGTTCCAGCTTGCCCCGGACAACAACGCCCACACCAACGACCCCGAGCGCACCCGCGGCCAGATCCAGGACATGACCCTGGAGCACGACGGCCTGTGGATCACCATGGAGCCCACCGATGCCGGGCGCGCTGTCCTCGAAGCCAACCCGGGCCTGGGCGTGTCCGCCCGCATCGTGGAGGGCTACGACCGGTCGGACGGCAAGCTGTTCCCCCGCGCCATCCAGCACGTGCTCGGCACGCTGGACCCCCGCATCCCCGGCATGGGCGGCTGGGAGGCCGTCGCCGCTGCTAATGACGTGCAGGTCACCGTGGATCTCAGCGGTGAGTCCTTCACCCTCACCCAGGAGGAAACACCGATGCCAGACCTCGATGAGGCGCAGCAGAAGAAGCTCGCCACGCTGCTCGGCCTGGACGTGGACAAGCTCGCCGCGGTGATCGGCCAGATGCCCGAGGGCACCGCCCCGGACCCGGCCGCGCTGGGCGAGGGCGGCGATGATCTTGGCGATCTGGACGACGCCGAACTGGACGCCATCATGGCGCAGATCGACGGCATGTCCGACCAGGAACTGGCCGAGTGGGAAGCCGCCCTCGAAGCCGAGGAAGGCGGGGCCGAGCCCGAGCCCGCTGCCGCCGGGCTGTCCGCCGAGACGGTCATGGCCCTGGAGCTTGCCAGCGCGCAAGGTGACGAAAATGCGCGGCAACTGGCGATCATCCAGGGCCAGCTAGACACCGAGCGCTGGCAGGGCGAGCGCCGCAAGCTGATCGCCGGGGGCGTCCCGCCGTTCATCGCGGACCTGGCCCAGCCGCTGCTTGAGGGCGCGGGGCACGTGGTGGACCTGGCCAACGGGACCTCGGTGGATGCCGGGTCGGTCATGCGCAAGGTGCTGGCCGAGTACGCCAAGGTCACCCAGGCGCTGGAGCTTGGCGCGGAACTGGGCACCACCATGGACGAACCGGACCAGGAGTCCGAGGCGGCCAAGGAACGCGCCGACATCGTGCAGCGCGCCAAGGACCAGTTGGGCCTGGTCTGAGCCATGGCCCGCGTCATGATCACCAAGGACACCACGATCGCCGGGACCGGCTACGCCCAGCCGACCCGGGTGCTCAAGGCCGGGACGCTGGTCGAACTGTCCGCCGCCGAGCAGACCGCGGTGACCGGCGCGGGCGGCACGTTCCGCGCCACCGTCTACCGCGACCAGCTAGGGCTCAACGTCGGCGTGTCCAACAGCAACTAGGAGGTCAGCGACATGACCGCAGTTCTCCCGCACTACAAGCAGGGTGCGGCGTCTTACCAGGTCAGCGCGCTGATCTTCGGTGGGCAGCTTGTAGAGCCCACGACGCAGACCGCGGGCACCACCGACCTGACCATCAAGCCAGCCGTGGCCGGGTCGAAGTTCTGCCTCGGCGTGGCGGGCAAGGACGGCAACGTGCTTGCCGCGCAGACTGGCGCGGCCAACGCCTACGGCGCACCGCTGATCGACATGAGCGTCCTGGACGACTTTGTGTCGGTCTACTACGGCGGAGTGGACATTTGGGCCTGGTACTCCGCCGCGGTCGCTCCCGGCGGGCTGATCGCCGCCACGGCGAACGGCACCGTAGGCCCCATCGGCGCGGGCACGTTCGACCAGGTGGTCGGCCGGTGCACGCATCCCGGCGGCGTTGCTGCCGGGCAACTCACCCAGCAGATCGGCGGGCTCGGTGCCACGTCGTTCTTCCTGGGCCGGATTCGGTTCTTCTGAGGGGAATTGATCAATGCCCACGCCAGCACGCGGATACAGCGATTCCCCGCGGGTAACCGTTGCCGAACTGATCAAGGACCCGCTGACCATCCCGGCGCTGATCCTCGACATGAGCCGCAACGAGTTCATAGTGGACTCGGTGCTGCGGCCAGGCGGGTCAGCCCCGAGCGGCGCGGTCCGCTTCGCGGAGTCCACCCCGTTGTACGCGGACGACTTCCCCGAGATCCGGGCCGAGTTCGCTGAGGTCCCGATCGTGCCGACCAGCGTGGGTATCCCGCGGGTGGTGTTCGCGCACGAGCGGGCCATGGCGATCATGGTCAGCGACGAAATGCGCCGCCGCCAGTCGGTGGACCCGGTGACCAGGCAGTTGATGCAGGTCAAGAACACGATGACCTACTCCTGGAACACCGCGTTTTACTCGGCCGTGGTGGCCAACGCCTCGATCCAGACCCTGGCGGTAGCCAACACCTGGGCAAGTGCGGGCGCGACGATCCGGGCCGACCTCGCCCAGGCGAGCTACCTGGTGGAGAACGCCAACACCGTCGCCCCGAGCGGGCTGACCCAGTGGCTGGGCTTCGAGGCCGACACCTTGATCATCAACCACGGGACCAAGAACACGCTGCTCCAGAGCAACACGTTCGCCGCGCCCTATGTGGGTGACATCGCCAGCGAGAACCTGCTCTACACCGGCACGCTGCCGCAGAAGATCATGAACCTCGACGTCATGGTCAGCCGCCAGGTGCCCGCGGGCAACGCCGTCGTGATGCAGCGCAAGCGCTGCGGCTTCATCGCTGACGAGCTTCCCTTCATCGCCGGTCCGCTGTACCGCGATGAGCCCCGTAAGACCTTCCGCTCCGACACCCAGCGGGCGAGCGCCATCGGCCTGGACCAGCCGCTGTCGATCTGCCTGCTGTCGGGAGTCTGATGTCTGCCTACCAAGCCCTGCTGAACCTGTCGGTGCCGCGCAAGGGCGACCCAAACAAGGAAACCGACCTGGTGTTCGCCGGGGAGACGATCGAGCTTGACGACGACGTGGCGGAGCTATTCCTGCCCCCGCGCAAGGCGTTCCCCATGATCCGGGCGGTCAAGGAGTCCGGCGAGCCGCTGCCGCAGTTCCACCCCAAGCAACTGTCCGGCATCGCCATCAACCAGCGGACCGGCAAGCGGATCGGCTACCCCGGGCCGCCCGAGGGCGCACGTCCCGACCCGCCGGGCAGCACCACGATCCAGGTGCTGGAGCCGCCGGAGGCCAGCGAGCCCGTGCCCGGCAGCGAGGACTCCCCGGCCCCGGTGGACGCCGAGGACATCCCGCCCCGCAACGCGCCACGGCAGCCCGCCCGGCCTGCTGGCAAGGCCCCGCCGCCCCGCAGGACGGGGTGAGCCATGGCCGCCATTCCCGCCACGCTCCGGCTGTCCTGCCCGCGCTGCCGCATCCTGCGCATGTTCGTCGCCATCGACGGCCAGGTCACCTACCGGTGCGCGGCGTGCGAGTGGTACTACACCCTGTCCGCCGTCGCGCCCACCGGCACCAGCAACGCGGCGATCAGCGCGGGCGGGACGGCGATCAGCGTGGCGAGCGGCGGCGCGAGCTTCACCAACGGGATGCTGCTGCTGCTCGGCACCGGGGTGCTGGCCGAGGTCGTCACGGTCAACGGGACGGCCACGGCAACCAACATCCCGATCACCGCGGCGGTCCGCGGCCACGCCTCTGCCATGACGTTCGGCCAGCTTGCCATCGCCCCCCGCGACAGCGGCATCGGCGTCGGCAACGCCGTGATTCCCGCGCCCACCTGGGGGTTCTGATGGCCCTGAGCCGGTTCGTGGTGACCAACACCGTCACGGTCGCAGCGGGTGCTGCGACCGGCGGCACCTACGGGTCGGCCAGCACCCCGGCCACCGGCTGGTCGGAACTGTGGGGCGTCACCTTCCAGCGCGGCCAGGTGATCATCTGCGACTCAGCAGCAGGCAGCACCCCGGCCCAGTTGCTGTACCAGGCGATCGGCGCGGGCAACCTGCGGGCGTTTGTGCAGGGGCAGGACGACGTAGGCCACGGTGGCCTTCACAACTAGGAGGCCGCGATGGCGCTCAACCCGAGGATGGTCAACACCGACACCACCGTGACCTGGGACGGCGGCACGTTCCTGGTGCCCGCCGGGACCATCGTGGACATCGCCGCCGCCTCCGCCCAGGAGACTGCCTACGGCGGTGCGGGCAACCTCACCACCCTGTCTGCCCAGCAGGCGCTCAACGTGGCAGCCGGGGCGGGCTTCGTCGGCGTCGGGAGCGGCACCTGATGACCACCCCCGCCCTCAATGACCAGGCTGCCGCAGCGGACGCACTCACCACGTCCGCGCCGCAGCTTTACGCCAGCACCGCCGCGCTCAAGCTGATCCTGGACTCCACCGACGCCGGGACCGGGACCGCCGCGCAACTGAGTGATGAGCAACTGGAAATGGCGATCACCGCGGCGTCGGACCGGGTGAGCCTGTACGCCAACGCCGAGTTCACCGACCCGGTGCCCAGCCTGATCACCAGCCTGACCCTGGACCTGGCCGCCTGGTGGGCTACCACCTACTACCTCAAGCAGAAGGAAATGCCCGCCACCAACCCGGTGCAGCTTCGCTACACCGAGGCGGTCAAGGTGCTGGAAGCCGCCCGCAAGGGCGAGGTCAACCTGCTCGGGCCGGGCGCAGACGGCGGCGCTGGCGGCGGGGCTGCGGGCGGGCACGTGATCAACCGCCTCCCGTGCATCTTCACCGGCCAGGACAGCAACACCGAGGTCGTCAACGGCGTGCTCACCCCGGCCCGGGTCAGCGGGCCTGGCCGCGGGCTGATCACGATGCCGCCGGACGGACAGACGACGGAGTACTGGTGATGCCCGGCACCGCAGCGCCGAACCTGCGCCTGCTGCTGGACCGGACCCACAGCGGCACCGGCTGGCTGCGGGGCAGCGTGACCGTCGATCAGGTCTACGCCCACTACCAGCATGAGCGGCTGGACCTGCGGCACCCCCGCGGCGGCGGTCCCAAGTACCTGGAATGGCCGCTGTTCCGGCACTACCGGACCTGGCTCCAGAACATCGCAGACAGCTACTACGAGGACGGCGGCGAGCGCGGCATGCGCTACGCCATGGAGGATCTGTCCGACCTGGCTGAGCTTGCCGCGCCGTGGGAGTTCGGGGACCTGATCCACTCCGGCCACCCGCAGGTCACCCGCGGGCTGCGCGACGTCTACGACCGTGCGCCCAAGCGGCACCGGCTCACCCCGGCCGAACTGCGGCAGAAGTCCCGCTGGCGCTGGCCCGGCCTGCCGAGCAGGCTCAAGGGCTGGATCTACTGGCACAACACCGCCCGCGGGCGGATGGGCCTGCCGCCGCCGAGGCGTGGTGCCGCATGACCGCCACCACCAAGGTGATCATGGACTGGATCGCCTCCCTCGGCTGGGACGGCCGGGAGGAACTGGGCTACCCGATTAACCCCGGCCCGTACGTGCCCCCCTCGCCAGATCGTCTCCTGGTGATCACGGGCGGCGGCGGGCCGGGCTACCTCACCGAGGAAGCCAGCATCGACGGGTCCAACTTCCAGGCCCTGATCCGCGGCGCACCCGAGGACCCGCTGGGCGCGGAGGACGCCGCCCAGCAGCTTGACCGGCTGATCCTGCGCGCCCGGTTCCCGGTGCAGATCGACGGCACCTGGATCGTCAACTGCACCCGGGTCGGCTCCGGCCCGGACCCGCTGCCATGGGATGTCACCGACCAGCGCACCACGCTGACCAGCAACTACACGATCGTGACGGGAGCCTGACATGCCAGCCGGACCACGGGTGACGCTCCAGCCGATCCCCTTCAACCTCGGCGCGCTCGGCGCGACGTTCATTGTCTCTACCACGCCCGGTTACGACCTCGGCTCCCCGAGCGCGATCACTGCCTGGGGCACCACGACTGGCGTCATGATCCCCAACCCCGGTGGCAACGTCATCCTCGGCTACGCCTGCGGCGCTGTCGCTGGCGGGGTGACCCAGGTGCTGGTCGGGGATGTGGTCGCGGGCCAGGTGCTCCCGGCCACCACATTCCAGTACACGATCGGCGCGAACAGCACCGGCTGGCTCGGCCCGTGGTCCCCGGGCACCTTCAACCAGCAGGCTCCGACCAGCGTGACCTACACCGGGGCGATCAACACCACGGCGCTGACCGCCGCGGCACAGGGCTGCGTGGTGATCGACTTCACCACGTTCACCAACCTGGCCGTCCGCGCCTACTCCCTGATCCCGATCTTGCCGTAGGAGGCCAGCCATGACTGAGCCCGCTGCCCCCGCTGCCGCCGCCGCCCCGGCCAAGGCTGCGCCAGCCGCGCAACAGCAGCCCGCCCCGGCTGCTACCGGCCCGCTGTCCGAGGCCGAGCAGCGGCAGCTTGGCACGCTGCTGGCCCGACAGTCGCAGGCGGCCGGGACCGGCGAGCCGGTCCGCATGAAGGTCACCGGGTCGCACGCCTCGCTCAGCTACGGCGGCGTGACGGTCGGCACCGAGTTCACCCCCGTGCCAGCGAACCTGGTGGCCGCCTTCGTAGAGGCGGCTGCCGACGCTGGCGTTGAGATCACCCAGGAGAGCTAGCCATGGCCGGTCCGCCGCTTGTCTACACCCCGCCCAACTATGTAACGAACAATGTCTTGTACGGGGTAGGGATTTTGTTCACGGCGGTGCCGGGCACAGCCCTGCCCTCGGACCAGAACCTGGGCGTGGCCACTGCCTGGACCTCGCTCGGCTGGGCCTACGTCGGCGCGACCGAGGCGGGCGTCACGGTCACCTTCAACCCGAGCACCCAGGACATCACGATCGAGGAACAGCCGACCCCGGTGGCGGTGATCGTCAGCACCGCGACGTTGCAGGTCACCTGCTCCCTGAGCGAGGAAACGCTGTCGAACGTGAACATGGCCTGGGGCAACGGCGGGTCGATCGCAGTGACCCCGGCCGGGGCTGGCCAGCCCGGCAAGTCGGTCATGACGCTTTCCACCAACTTCGCCGCCATGGCCGCGGCGGTGATCGGCAAGAACCAGCAGGGCTACGCGAGGGTGCTGTCGATCCCGACTGTGATGTCCGCGGGCCAGGTGCAGACCGCCTACCGCCGGGCCGCCCAGCAGCGCTTGTACCCGTTGACGTTGAACGCGACCTGCCCGTTCAACCAGATCTCCTGGACCGACCTCACCGCTGTCGCCACCAGCTAGGAGGCTGCGCATGCCGACATTCGATGCCAGTACCGTCACCGTCGAAGATCTCAAGTGGGACTTCCACGGCTTCGGCGTCAAGGCCAAGGGCGAGATCCCCGAGCCCTCGGACGTGGCGATCGGCAAGTTCCTGGACGACATCAAGACCCTCTACACCAAGGCCAAGGGCTCGGGCCTGGACATCAACATCCCCGAGGACGCCGGGCCGGAGCAGATGATGGCCGCACTGGCCTCGGTGACCGGCGACGCCTACGTGGAGTTCATGGCCGGGCTTGCGGAGATCTTCGCGGAACTGTGCTCGGACAAGCCGACCAAGGCCAACCTGCTCGCGCTGCCGATGCGGGTCCGGGTCAAGTTCTTCGCCTGGGTCCAGGAGCAGGTGGTCAGCCCGGAAGCCGGGACCGGCGCTGGGATAGCGCAGGTGACAGCCCTGCCATCCGCAGCCGCCGGGTAATCATCTATGTCGCCCGCCGGTACTTCGGGCTCAGCCCCGAGGAATGGGACGCGCTGGGATGGGCCACCCAGCGGGCCTACCTGGACGGCCTGGAGATCGACGGGACGCTGAGTTTCAAGAGGGACGGTGGAGAGGAAGGATTCCCGGCCGCGAGCGCGGGCGGGCCGCAGGTCAGGAAGGCGGTAGATGCCGGGACCGACGTCATCGACCTGGCTGCCATGCGGCAGGAGCTGGAGAAGCGGGGAGGTGGGTGATGTCAAGCAGCCTGACGCGGGTGCTCACCTCTCGCGGCCAGCCGGGCGCACCGCTTGCAGATCCGGCGCGGAAGCTGGCTCTCGTAGCAGTTGTCCGGTGTGAGCAAGTGGCCCCACCGGCATCTGTCCTGGGCAAGTTGCGCCGCGATGAATCCCCGGCCCCTAGCTCCGTTGACCTGATGAGATACCGCTTCCCAGTGGGCCGGGTTCTGGCAGGCCCGGTGCTCGCAAGTGTTGCCGCCTGGGCAGGTGTCGTCCCTGGTGTGGCACAGATGATCAACTTCTTCGTCAGGACGGAGCGGCCGGACAAGCTGGCTGAATCCGAAGCGGTGGGCTCCCCCGCCCGGCTGTCCCTTCCCCGGGTGGAAGCTCCCGTACCCACCGGGGACTATGCCACCAGTCCAGGGCCAGCAGTCATCAGGCCCTTGCTTGCTCACGAATGCCAAGTACCGATCAAGAGGGGTGATGTCGCTCCGCAGCGGGCCACCGAGAACGCCTTTGCGAAGCAGCCGCAGATAGTGACCGTTGCACAGACCTTTGGTGCGCGCAGGCCGGTCACATTCGCTGCATTTCACCATGTTCTCAGTGTAGACGCAGCTTGCCTGTGCGCGGGGGAGGTGGTGCCCCATGGCGTTTGACGCCGGTTGAGGCACCATCATCGCAAGACTGGAATTGGACGACTCTGATTTTGATAGGCGCTTGCGCCGTGACGTTGAGAAGATCGAGGCGTTTGAGCGCGACAGCCACGAAGTCAAGCTGAACGTCGATCTCGACCAGGCGGGCATGGACCGCGCCCGCGCCCAGGTGGAGCGGCTGGACCGGCAGGTCACCGAGGACGCCAAGCGGCGCGGCGGGCTGCTGTCCTGGATGAGCGGCATCCGCGGCGTGCCCGGCGGGCTGGCCGGTGCCGCCGGGCCGGGGCTCAACGTGCCGGGCCTGCTGTCCACCCGCAACGCGCTGATCGCGGGCGGCGCGGGCATCGGGCTGGGTGCGCTCCCCGCGCTGGCCGCGCCGCTGCTCGGCGGCGGCGTCGGCCTGGCCGGGCTCGGCGCGGTCGCGCTCGGCGGCCGGTTCCTGATCGGCAGCCGCCAGCAGCCCGGCCCGCTGTACCAGCAGGGCACCCAGGCCCTGCTGGCGATCCGCAAGACCTTTGCGGACACCGCCTCCACCCTGACCAAGCCGCTCCAGCAGGCGTTCCGCGAGATTCCCGGGCTGATCCGGTCCATCGGCCCCGGGCTGCGGCAGATGTTCGCCGGGGCGGCCACCCTGATCCAGCCGGTGCTGCACGGGCTGGCCAGCCTGGCGCGCACCGTGCTGCCGCTGCTCGGCCAGGCGTTCCGCGCCGCCGCGCCGCTGATGCGCCCGCTGATCGACGGGCTGACCGGGCTGCTGCGCGGGCTGCTGCCCGGGATCACGTCCCTGCTCCGGGCCGCCCAGCCCGCGGTCGCGGCGTTCTCGCACGTCCTGGCCGTGCTGGGCCGCGGCGTCGGCCAGATGCTGCGCGACTTCGCCCCGGCCATCCGGGCCAGCAGCATCATCCTCAAGGCCCTCGGTGACGTCCTGGCCGCCATCTTCCCCATCGTCGGCCACCTGGCCGCCGTGATGGCCCGCGAGCTAGGGCCGGTGTTTGCCCAGCTAGCGCGGGTAGTCGAGCGGCTGCTGCCGTTCCTGCGCCCCCTCGGAGACGTGCTGGCCAAGCTCGCGGGCGCGGTGCTCCGTGATCTTGTCGCGCTGCTCGGGCCGGTGGCCACCCTGCTGACCCTGATCGCGCCCTCGATCACCATCCTGGCCCGGTCCCTCGGCCAGGTGTTCGACATCCTGGAGTCCACCGGGGTGTTCGGGGCCTTCGCCTCGGCGCTGGAGCGGCTGGCACCGTCCCTGGCCAAGATCGTCAACGATCTTGTCCGCCAGCTAGCCCCGATGCTGCCCGAGATCATCGACGGGGTGGCCAAGTTCTCAGACATCCTGGTCACGCTGCTGGCCGCCGGGCTCGGCACCATCCTGGACGCCCTCGACTGGATGATCAACCACATGCCGCGCTGGCTGATCCTGCTCGGCCTGGCGGCCGTGGCCTGGTACGCCCTGGACGCGGCGATGGCGGCCAACCCGATCGGGGCCACCATCCTGGCCATCGTCGCGCTGGTCGGCGCGATCACCCTGCTGGTCAAGCACTGGCGCGAGGCGTGGGGGTTCATCCGCGACGTGGCCGAGGCGGCTTGGCGGTTCCTCACCCACGGCTGGGGCCAGTTGCTGATTCCGCAGCTATTCGTGATCCGCAAGGTCATCGAGCTAGTCCGCGACCACTGGCGGGACGCCTGGGATGCGATCCGCGGCGCGGCGCTGGCTGCCTGGCACTTCATCCACGACGATGTGGTCAGCCCCATCGTCAACACCTTCACCAACACCCTGCCCAACGCCTTCCGCTCCGCGGTCCGGTTCATCGGCAACGCCTGGAACGGGATCAAGAACGTGGTGCGGGCTCCGGTGGCCTGGGTGGTCGATCACGTGATCGACGGGCTGATCGCCGCCTTCGACTGGATCTCCGGCAAGATCGGCGGGCCGCACATCGCCCCGGTGCACCCGTTCGGCCTGGCGCACGGCGGGCTGATCCCCGGCTTCGGCGGCGGCGACCGCCACCTGGCGCTGCTGGAAGGCGGCGAGGCGGTCATCAGCAAGGAGACGACCGCGGCGCACGCGGCGCAGCTTCGGGCCTGGGGCGTGCCCGGCTTCCAGCAGGGCGGACCTATCGGGCGGCCGATGCCGCATCCGGTGCACGGCCAGGACTGGCTGAGCCGGGGTATCGGCGCGGCCGGGCACTGGGTGGCCGGGGGGCTGCACATCCTCGCCGGGGGCGGCAAGATCATGGCCGCCCTGGCCACCGGCAACAGCACCGCGCTGATGAACGCGCTCATGGGCATGTTCGGCCACGGGGTCGGCGGGGCGATCGGTGACCTGGCCGGGCTGCTGACCGCCCTGCCCCGCTACCTGGCCCACGCCGCGGTGCACAAGCTGATCAGCCTGGCCAAGACCGTGTTCGGCTCCCCGTTCACCGGGCACTACGGCGCGGGCGTGGCCCAGTGGCGTGGTGACGTTCTGCGAGCACTGGCTATGGAGGGCCTGCCATTGAATCTGGCGAGCCGGGTCCTTTATCAGATGCAGACTGAAAGCGGCGGGAACCCGAACGCGATCAACCTTACAGACAGCAACGCTGCTGCTGGGGACCCGTCTAGGGGCCTATTGCAGACCATTATGAGTACCTTTAGGGCGTTCCATTGGCCGGGCACGTCCTGGAACATTTATGATCCATTGGCTAACATCGCAGCAGCCATTAATTATGCCGTTCATCGTTACGGACCGTCACTGATGAGCGGCGGGATGGGCATGGGCAGCGGCCACGGCTACGACGACGGCGGGTGGCTCGGACGGCCCCTGAACAGGACCGGAAGGCCCGAGGCGGTGCTGAACCCCGGCCAGAGCGCAGCCTTCCTCAACCTCGCGGAGGCGGCGCACCGGCTGTCCCGCGGCGGCGGCACGGGCGCGCTGCTGCGCGACGTCCACCTGATGCTGCCCGAGGGCACCACCCTGGCCGAGGCGCTGCGCGAGATCGGCTGGGCGCTGCGCACCACCCGGCAGCAGAGCTTCACGGGGGTGACCGGTGGCTGACCCTACCCTGCTCGCCGGGCAGTACTCGATCGGCACCGAGGCCGCAGGCGGGGACCCGGCCGCGGTGGTCTACGGCTGGGGCACGTCCAACCTGGTGCAGAACACCGCCGTGGACCCCGGCAACCCGGCCACCCAGGACGTCGCGGTCATCGGGCACGACGGCCAGCAGTTCGGCATCGACACCCTGCCCGGGATGCAGATCACGCAGACCGGGGTCGCCTACCTCAACGCCAACGGCAAGGGCGCGCTGGACGCCTACGGGCTGCTGGCTGCCAAATGGATGGACCCCCTGGTCCGGCTCACCCCGGACGCAGTGCAGGTGCTCCGGGCCTTCTACCCGATCAGCAACGTCACCCGGCGGGCCTACGGCCGCGGGCGGCGGATCGCCCCCACCTACGGCGTGGCCAACCAGGGCGCGGTCCCGTGGACCTCGATCTTCCAGGCGTCCGACACCTGCTGGTACTCCGATGTGGAGAACAGCCTGACGCTGACCACCGCGCCGAGCTTCCTGGGCACGCTCGCCTTCCCGGTCACCCCGCCGTTCGCCTGGGCCGCGCAGGCCAACTTCCAGCAGAACACCCTGGTCAACACCGGCCCGAGCGCCACCTGGCCGGTGATCACCTTCACCGGCCCGGCCAACGGCCAGTTCGTCACCCCGTCGCTGGCCTACGTCAACACGCCCGTGGCGGTCGGCTACAACGGCACGCTCAAGCCGGGCGACTCGCTGGTGGTGGACACCCGGCCGTGGAAGCGCACCGCGCTGCTGAACGGGGCCAGCGTGGCCGGGCTGCTGACCGGCAACCCGATGATCGCCATGCAGCTACAGCCGGGCTCCACCCTGGCCAAGCTGTCCGGCACCGACTACACGGGCACGGCCACCTGCGTCATCCGCTGGCGCAACGCCTGGCAGGCCATTGGAGGCACGGCATGACATTCCAGAGCGGCGTATGGGCGGTCGATGGCAACACCGTCTCCGGCGCGCTGGCCCGGCTGATGCAGCAGGCGGCCACGCTCGGCGCGCAGGGCGTCGTCGGCCACCTGGACTGCCAGGTGAACGCCACCACGCCGAGCCCCACCGCGGGCATCGTGATCACCCCCGGCATGATGGTGATCCTCGGCCAGGAGACGACCTACCAGGGCACCTACTTCGGCTGGAACATCGGCAACGAGACGTCCCTGACGATCGCCGCCACGGCTGGGGCGGCGCGCTCGGACATGGTGGTTGCCCGCGCCGAGGACCCCACCTGGTCCGGCTCGCCGTGGGGCGGGCCAGCTTCCGGCCAGATCGTGTTCCCGCGGGTGATCTCCGGCGTGTCGTCCAGTGCCACCCAGGCCCCGGCCGGGATCTCCGCGATCCCGCTGGCCCGGATCGACATGCCGCCCAGCACGTCGGTGGTCAACCAGGCTGCCATCCACGACCTGCGGCAGGTCGCCATCCCGCAGAGCTTCACCTTCCAGCTATCGGCTGCCGGGCCGGGCACCGGGACCAACTGGACCACGGGCGCGACCACGGTGGCCTGGCCGCCGGGCGCTAGCTGGCCGGTCGCCATCCCGTCCTGGGCCACCTACCTGGTGGTCATGTGGCAGGTGCTCCAGGCGCAGTGGGTGTCCGGCTGGGCGCGGGGCAACGTCTGGCCGGTGTTCGGCGCGTCGGTCACCGCGCCCGTGCTGAGCTTCCCGCAGGCCCTGTGCTCGATCAACGCCGGGGCCTACCGGGTCACGATCGGCGGGGCGGCCACGGTGGCCATCCCCGCGAGCCTGCGGGGCACCACGCAGACGCTCCAGTTCGCCCAGGCCAAGGCAGGCCAGAACGGTGTCATGCAGGTCGATGAGGGGTCCTCGGTCACCTTCATCGGCACCTTCCAGCAGCAGGCCGTGCTGGCCTAATGAAAGGAAAGTGATCATGTCTCACAGCGGGGACATCGCCACGGGCTCGGAGATTCTGGCCGTGGCTGCCCAGGCACCGCACCGCGACTACGGCGGGGTCCGCACCGACTTCCGGGTGCAGCGCTGGGACGCCGACGCCACGGCGTGGCTGCGCGAGCGCTTCCCGGTCGGGGACCTCATCCCGGCCCTGTTTGAGCGCTACCGCATCCGGCCCTACTCGGACACCATCGACTACGACTGCAACCTGGTGGTCCAGGCCGGGTGGGTGGCGCTGCTCGGCGGGGTGGCGGGCACCACCATGTCACCCAAGTTCGGCGCGGCCAACGCCCGGATCGGGGTCGGCACGTCCTCCACCGCGGCGGCGTACGCCAACACGACGCTGACCGGCGACACCGGGGCGGGCAGCACGACTAGCTACTTCAAGCTGTGCTCGGGCGCTCCCACGATCGCCACCGGCAGCAGCCCGGCCACGCTTACGTTCAGTGCAGTATTCGGCTCGGCGCAGGCTAACTTCGCGTGGAACGAGTTTGGCTCCGACGCCGGGACCGCCGACAGCGTGTCCAACGCCACCACGGGCGGCACGTTCTTCAACCGCGGGGTCAGCGCGCAGGGCACCAAGGCGGCGGGCCAGACGTGGACCGCCACCGAGACGATCAGCTTCGGCTACCCGTCCGGTGCTGGCACGGTGAGCTAGATGCCGGTCGGGATCAGCCAGCTTCTCAACTGGGGAGCGCCCTGGCAGACCACCGCGGGCACCGCGCTGACCACGGCCACCACGGCGACGATCAGCCCGCAGCCTGCCGGGCCGGTGGACTTCTCGGTCGGCACCCAGTACCTCTACCACGGGGCCAGCTTCCGGCTCACCGCAGACGGCATCCTGACCACCACCGCGACCAGCACCACGGCCACGATCTTCGCCGCAGCCGGGACCACGCCGACCACGCTGTGCACGCCGGTCGGGCTGACCACCGGCACGACGGTGGTCACGGGCATCGCCTGGCACTGGGAGAGCTACCACACCATCACCGCCGTGGCGGGCTCGGGCAACACGGTCAGCAGTTGGGGCAGGCTGACCCTGTTCAACCTCGGCGCGGCGCTGCCCGGCAACCCGATCGCGCTGACCGCCACACCGGGCATGAGCCTGGCCGCGCCCAACTCGGCCGGGGAGACGCTGGCCGCGATCAACACCAGCGTGGCCATGCCGATCGTGATGCGCGGCACCCTGGCCGCGGCCAACGCCACCATCCAGTGCAACCGGTTCTGGATCGAGCACCTGTACGGCTGAGGGAGGCGGCCGGGCCTTAGCGGAGGGAGGCTGACGTGCCGTACCTGGGAGCCTCCCCGGCCGTCAGTGTCGTCCGCGGCCAGCCATGGGAGCCCAAGGCCGACGCCACCGGCCCGCCGCTGGGAACCGGCGAGGCCCCGTGGATCTTCCTGTCCAGCGTGGTCGCCGGGACGGCCACGACCAAGGTGTTCAGCGTGCTGCCGGGGGTGCCCGCCACCGCGCCGGGCGACACGCTGCTGCTGACGGTGGGGCTCGGCAACGGCACGCTGACGATCACCGGCATCACCGACAGCCAGGGCAACACCTGGGCCGCCGAGTCCACCGGGACAGCGACCGCGCCGATCATGGCGCTGTGGCGGTGCGACGGCGCGGCCGGAGGCCCCGGCGGCGGGCCGTCCGCGAGCCTCGGCCCCGCTGACACGATCACGCTCACGCTCGGCGTCTCGGTCAGTGCCAGCGTGTCGGTGTCCGGGCTGGCCGTGCCCGGCGCGTACTGGCAATCGCGGGATGCGCTGACTGGCGTGGTCACGCAAGGCTCGCAGATCGCCACCACCCAGTCGGTCACCCCCGGGCAGGACGGCGAGCTTGCCATCTTCGCCCAGGTGCTCCAGGCCGCCGCCGCCGAGTGGTACGCGCTGGCCCCGTACTACGGGCAGATGGTCGTCCCCTCGCACGCGATCACCTGGTCGTACGTGCCGCTGGGCGCGGGCACCTCCGGCGTGGCGCAGAGCTTCACCGCCCGGTGGGGCTCATCGAGCAACGTCCGCACCGCCGCGGTCACGTTCCCCGCCGTCCCGGCCGGGGCCGCGCCTGCCCTGGCTGATGCGGGCGGCGCTGCTGACCAGCTAGCCGTCTCTGCCGACGTGGCGCTGGCGGATGCTGCCGGGGCGGCCGAGGCTCTGACGGTCAGTGCAACCGTGGTCCTGGCCGACGTGGCCGGAGCCGCCGAGGCAGCAGCATCCACGGCCACCGTACCGCTCCCCGACGTGGCCGCCGGGGCGGATGCGGTCACCACCCCGGCGCGGACCATCCCGCAGGCCGACGCCGCCGGGGCGGCCGAGGCCCTGGCCGTCACGGTCACCGTGCCCCTGGCCGAGGCGGCGGGCGGCACCGATGCGCCCGTGATCGCGGCGGCCGTTCCCCTGGCCGAGCAGGCCGCGGCGGCCGACGTGCTGCCGCAGCCGCCGGTCAGCGTGGGACCCGCCGACGCCGCGGCCGGGGCAGACCAGCTATCGGCCAGCGCCACCACCCCGCTCGCTGACACAGCCGCTGGCACCGAGGCGTCGGCGGTCGCAGCCACCGTACCGCTGGCCGAGCAGGCCGCTGGCGCAGACAGCCTGGCCATTCCGGCCAAGACCCTTCCCGTGCCGGACGCTGGGGGCGCGGCCGACTCGATCACCGCGGCGGTTACTTCCCCGGCCGCCGACGTGGCCGGGGCGGCCGACGCCCTCACCGTCCAGACCGGGATCTTCATCACCCTGGCCGATAGCGCGGGCGCGGCCGAGGCGGCTACGGTGGCCGCAGCCGTCCCGGTGGCTGACGTGGCGGCGGCCTCGGACAGTCCTGGCGTAGCTGCTGGTGTGGCACTGGCCGACACTGGGGCCGCTACGGAGGCCACCGTGGCGGCGGCAGCCGTCCCGCTGGCCGACCCCGCGGCAGCAGCAGACCAGGCCACTGCGTCGGCGGCAGTCTCCCTCACTGAGGCGGGCGGGGCGGCCGATGCCGTGGCCGTGGCCGCCGGGGCCGCCCCGGCACTGCCCGATGCCGCGGGTGCCGCGGATGCTCTGGCCGTCTCGGTCCAGGTGGCCCTGCCAGACGCTGCCGGGGCCGCTGACGGGCTGGCGACCGTCCAGGCGGGGCAGCCGGTCCTGGCAGACACCGGGGCCGCCACAGACGCTCTCAGCGCCTCGGTGACAGCGCCGAGTGCTGATAAGGCTGCGGCGAGTGACGCCCTGTCCGTGACGGTCGGGCTCCAGCGCTCTGTAAGCGATTCTGCGGGCGCGGCCGACTCCCTGGCCGTCACGGTGCCCGTCATCGCCCCGCAGCCGCTCTGGCGCTGCGCCACAGCCGCGCAGCGGTGGATCTGCGCCACGGCCGCACTGCGGTGGGCGGTGGCTGCCGCCGCGGCCAGGTGGGAAACTGAGCCCAGCCCTCCCCGCTGGGCTGCCCGCATGCTCGCTGCCCGGTGGGAGGCCATCATGGCCGAGTTTGAGCCCGTCGCCTCGATCAGCAAGGCCAACGTCAACGTCACCTGGACCTCGGACCTGGCCGGGGACGAGGTAGACCCGACCGTGACCCCGATGGTGGTCCGGTTCGCCTTCCCGTCCTCCAGCGGCGATGAGAACGCGCCCGCCCAGCCGGTGGCCTGGTTCCCCGGCGTCTGGCTGAACCCCCGGGGCAGGCAGAAAGGCTGGATCGCCCAGTGCCCGGTCGGGCCGACCGCGGACGGCGGCCTGGTCCAGCTTGCCCGGGGCCGCTATGACGTGTGGTCCGAGGTCCAGGCGGGCGGCGAGACGCCGCGTGAGTTCGTCGGGGTCCTGCCGGTGTACTGATGACCACCCCGCAGCTTCCCGAGGCAGGCGGCGCAGCCGAGGCGCTGGCCGTCAGCCAGTCGCTGCCCGCCACCGTCACGGACGCGGCCGGGGCCGCCGATGGGATGGCGGTCCTCAAGGGCACCGCGCCCGCGCCCACTCCCGGCACGGGCGCAGCGCCCGCGGCGCGGGTGTTCACCGCCTCTGCCATGCCCACGATGCACTTGCAGAACCTGGTCACCGGCCAGTGGATGCACCGCGACGTCCGCGGCATCACCAGCCCGAGCATCACCTGGGTGCTGAACGGGCCG